CTCCTCTTTAAATAATTAAATGATTGATTTAAATAAATTAGACTATATGGTAACTGAGATAATCAGGTTAAATTATCCTGATTCACTTGACTTATTAATGAGAATCAGACATAATCTTGTTGTTAATCATCTATTGTCAATGGGTTATACATTACCTGATATTAATCAGAAGCCAATGCCAGATCTATGTCAGAATGGTATTAATTATGATGTCACGTTTTCTACAGATTCATCAATAATTAAAGAAAAAGAAGATAAAGGCTTTATTATAATTAATGGTCATTCTGTTGAGTTATTCCAGGATGCTACTTTGATTCGAGATAAAATCACACTTCATTTATCAGAGTACTCAATGGTTAAACCATCATCTGAAAATGCTTTCTTTATAGAACCAACCACTGATACCTATGATTTTACTTATGAGGTTGAAAGCAGAAACATAAATGTTTCACCACCTATTATTCCTTCAATTAAAGAATCCATAGAATATTTAAATAGTAACAGAGGTAATATAATAATGTCAAATGATTGCAAAAACTTTAACTGTTTATTCTTTGGTAATAGATATGTTGAACCAACTAATCACTTTTATATCATGGACCATTTGCAATTAAAAAGAGTTAAAGAAAGTTCTTCAGGTACTAAACATAATATTTATTCTTTAAAAAACACAGAATCCATTAAGCTAATGATTGATTTACCTAGAAAAGGACTCAAAGATTTTACTAACATTCATTATTCATCAAAAATACAACTTTATCCAAAGATAGAGGCTTTAATTAAGGATTTGTCAGAACAGACACTGTCATATGATTTAGAACTGACTTTAGAAACACAAACAATACAAAGTAATAAAATGATAGATTGTATAGCTGTTATGAGTAGTTTATGTGAAGATTTATTATTTATGTCATTGTCAAAAATGAGAAATGGAGAGTTATCTGTTCAAATTAATAAAAAATATGGTATCTTAATAATGATGACACCAGGTCCTCCCTTAACCAAGAAAGGTACATGCAGATTTTATAAGTTAATCTATTATGATTATCGAGAATGCATACAGATATCAGGTTGGAGATCAATTAAAAGTAACAATATCAATTATATGTTGGGTCTTCATAGATTTTGGCAATGTTACTCAACAATAATAAGATTAAGAGAACCTATGTTAAATAATATAGATAACTATATATGCAGATTGGCTTTAATCTCATATACAAACAATAATTCATTTAATAACATGTTATGTAATCTTCGATATATTCATATGAATCTAATATCTAAACAAAATAATATAGGATTATTATTATCAAAGAAATTTGATAAACCATTAAGATATAATTATATGTCGCATATTCTATACACAATAATTATAAACATAAACAGATATAAATATAATATTGTCCCAATAGTTAAGGAAACAAAGCTAGATGACATATCTCAGGAAGCTATTACCTTTTCTTGCTCTTCATTATTAGGTGCATCTGTTGTTTTTAGTGATCCTAGATCACTTATAAATGAATTTTACACAGGTTATTTATTAGAAGTGAATCCAGAAAATAAGATGAGTGCTATGTCAAAGGTGGTTGAGAAAATGGCTGAAATGCTAGAGAAAGAAAAATTAACTGATAAATTATTGCTAAAAGAAATTAATGAGCCTATCAAACATGATGTATGGTACAGTTGGGATTATAAATCATCAGGTTATATGATTCAAAGATTTTTAAATAGTAATACAAACATTAATAATGCTAATTTTTGGATTTCAATTCAAGGTACAAGAGTCACTCAAAACATTAGTTCTTTAGGAAACTTAAATGGTTCATGTGATTTTTATGAACCTAAAAATGGCAATTCATTATCATCATTTGAGTCAATTTATCAATTGATGAATTACTACAATAGTACTGAAGTTTTCAAAATAGCTGAACATATAGTAAATTCTAATTATCAGTATGTGATGAGAATAGCTGATAAAGTTCAGCATGGAGGTGAAAGAGAGTTAATGGTCCAGGATCCAAGCACTAAGATTTGCAATGTGGTCTGTGAGTCTATTTTTGAATCATTGTGCAAACTATGTCCATCTGAAATGTTAACTAAACGTAATCAAAAACTTTATAGTCAAATGGATATGACTATAGAGAGTAAAGACACTATCACAATATATGAAAATGGTGATAATAGTTCTTGGGGCCCTAATATGGTTCCTTTGCAATTCACATTAATGCTTCCATTTCTTAAGAATATAATAGGTGACAGACTGTGCATATTTCTGGAAAAACACTTCCAAAAAATGTCATCAAAATGTTTGATTTTACCCAAGAATTATACAATTGAAGGAAAAAACCTAGAGTTAATGTCAAAAGTATTTTTGGACAATATAGGTGCTAAAAGAGAATTCATACAATGGGGAAATATGGGTCAAGGAATAATGCATTATTGCTCATCATTCTGGCATGCGATTTGCGCATTCAATACAGATATGGATATTAAAGAAAAAATTAAAGGTGTAACACAAGTGAATTCAATTCTTTCATCAGATGATATATTTAGAGTTATTAGAATAGATAAAAAAACATATAAAGCATCTGATTTAAATTTAATACAAGACATTGAGTTAAGCAACAATCGGAAAATGAACATTATTAAAAATTATTATAAATCAACATATTCCTCAGTTATCAATGAATTCAATTCTCAATTTGCATTAGGTGGTTCATATATTGTGCCTGATATGGTATTTCTATTACCGTTATTCCAATTTGAACCTAGTGAAGATCAGAAAAATGTGTGTCTTAAGATGTTCTCAAAGATAAGGATTTTTTCAAATAAAACAGTCAGTATTAAAGAGTCAGAACTAGCAATGATATTTTCTATTCAGCATTATTCTATTCTTCTGTCTGGGATAACTCTTGATCCTAATATATTCCTGATAAAACTTTTAGGCTTGACGAACTTTTCTTTAAAAAATAAAAAATTATTGAAACCAGAGAAAAATCTTGAAATTATTAGAAGAAGACAGCTAGTACCTAATTTCGATCTAATATTACCAATGAGAGATACTGTCACATCAGGCAATTATATAGCTAACATAATCAGTAGATCTAGGAAAGGCTATGAACTCATTGATAGGTCATTTTCAATTCTCAGAATGATAATAAGATCACGAAAAGAACAACCTGAAT